GTATTTCATCAGACGAAAATATAATTAAGAATCAAGATAAGTTTTTTACAGATGAATCTATTATAAATGTTTTGCTATGGAAACACAGATGCGCAGACTTTTTTGAAAACAGCTCTGTTATTCATATTTCTAACGGCGACCAGCTTGACTCAACTAGCAAGATAGATCAATTTTTTGACGATTTAAAGAGCTCGAAGTCAGGCCCGCCACTTGTAACTAACTGGAACGGAAGCTCTCAATGCCAAGAGGCATGGATGTTTCACGGCAAAATATCTAAGTTTTTTTGGAAAGAAAATATCCTTAGCGGAGATAGAGTCTATAGCGAATCTCTTGCTAGAACCCTAAATGATTATTTCGTATACAAGTCTGTCTCTATTCAATAAGAAAAATGAAATCCATACCTTTATTTAAATCACACTACAGCATAGGAAGGTCTATACTTACGCTAGGTAATACGGAAGAGCAACAGGAGAACTTCCCCTCTTCTATAGTTGAAATAGCAAAGCGGAATAAACTTAAGTCTGTTTTTCTGGTAGAGGACAGTATGAATGGCTTCCTAGAAGCCTACAAGAACCTCACAGACTCAGAGGTAAATCTAGTGTTCGGCTATAGAGTTTCAGTGTGCAACGATAGTAAAGACAAGTCAAAAGAGTCGATAGACACAGAGTCTAAATTCGTAATCTTAGCGAGGAACGAGGAAGGATACAAGAAACTAATTAAAATATCAAGCTACGCCGCCTGTGATGGTTTCTACTATCACCCCAGAATAGATTTCTCCGTACTCAAGGAGCATTGGGACGACAAATATTTACAGCTTTGTGTCCCGTTTTATGATTCCTTTTTATTTAAGAACTCACTCACTTTTGCTGTTTGCTTTCCTAAATTTGATTTCACCCAACCCATATTTTTTACAGAGGACAACAACATGCCCTTTGACTATATAATTAAAAAGAAAGTAGAAACATATTGCCATGAAAACAAACTTCAGTCGGTCCCAGTCAAGTCTATCTATTATGAGCGCAGGGACGACTTCAAGGCTTATCTTACTTTTAAGTGCATTAACAATAGGACAACACTAGAGAATCCTAGGTTCGACCATCTTTCTTCGGATGAGTTTAGCTTTGAGAGCTGGAAGGAGCAACAGAATGAAAAAGTTTAACATTACAAAGTCAGCAATCGCACGTGCGAAGGGCAGAGCAGATAAGCTCCCCTTACTCAACAACTCAATAAGGAAAGGAGAAGGAAGCTTAGTGGCATACATAGGAGAAGAGGTAGCAAAACATGTACTAAGCGCGGAAATAAAAGACACTTATGACTACGATTTAGTTTATAATAAAACTAAAGTTGATGTCAAAACCAAAGAGAGAACGGTTCCCCCAAAACTTTATTACGAGTGTTCGGTTGCCGATTTCAACACAAAGCAGGGCTGTGATGAATACGCTTTTGTTAGCGTATTAAATAACCTAAAACAAGCTTGGTACTTGGGGAAAATAAGCAAGACAGATTTTTACAAAAACGCAACTTTCCACAAAAAAGGAGAGGTAGACCCGGATAATAACTTTACCTTTAAGGCAGACTGTTACAACATAGCAATTTCACAATTAAATTAAATGGACGAACACCTACTTAGATTTAGAAAAGATAAAAAGCTAGTCTTCATTGACTGCGAGACATACAACCTTTGTCTTAACTTTTGCCATAACGTAGCTTGGCAGGTTTCAATGATAGAGACAGACGGAACAAAAAGGACAGATGATCGAGACTACTTTATTAAGTGGGATACCGACTTTAAGATTAGTGAGGATGCAGCGAGAATAACGAAATACGATGACGACTTTGTTCAAAAGAATGGAAAGGACCCTAAACAAACCTTGCCGACTATACAAAAATGGTTGGACGAGGCTGATTATATTGTTGGTCACAACATACTTGGTTTTGATATTTATTTAATTAAAGAGCTTTACAAAATGCATGGCGCGGACTACAAACCGCTAGTACCAAAAATTATAGACACAAACTGCATTGCTCGCGGTATAAAAATGGACATACCATATAAGGCAGGCGAAGACTTTCTCGAGTACCAATATAGAATCTATAACACGAGAAGAAAAGGAATAAGGACCAACATGACGGCTTTAGGTAAAGAGTTTGACATAAAACATGATTACGAGAATTTACATAACGCCCTCGTTGACTTAGAGCTTAATATAAAAATATGGAATAGACTTAAATATTCTCTCGAACTATGACACCAGAAGTTTTTACAAAAAAATTCAAGAAAATAGACTTACCCCTTCACGGGGTCAGGCTTCCTTCTTTTGAGATTAGCGACTCCTTAAGAAACAGGTTAGGCGCTAACAAATCAGAAGACAATACGAAAATATTGCGTCGGCTCTGTTACGAAGGGTACGAAAGGAGAATGCTAGCAAAACAAATAGACCCCCTTAAAGCAGAGGAGTACACAGACAGAACAGAGCACGAACTAAAGACGATGGAAGAGCTTGGGTTCGTAGACTATATGCTGCTGACTTGGGATGTCATAAATTTTTGCAAAGAGAGCAATATTCCCGTGGGGCTTGGTCGAGGGTCAGCAGCAGGGAGTTTTGTTTTGTATCTCTTAGGGGTAACTAATTTAGACCCCATCAGATATGGGCTGTTTTTTGAGAGATTTATATCTAAAATTAGAGCTAAGAAAAAAGTAGTGGGCGGAGTCACGTATCTTGACGGCAACCTAATGGTTGATATCGATAATGATGTTTGCTACTATAACAGACAAAAGGTTCTTGAATATATAGATGAAAAATTTAAAGGTAAGACAGCGAAAATCTTAACCCTTAATACCTTAAGCGGAAAACTTTTAATAAAAGAATGCGGTAAAATTATAGCAAGCAAAAGCGAAACAGAAATGAATATGGTTTCTGGATTCATACCCAAGGTTTTTGGGCAAGTCAAAGACCTCGAAGAAGCTTACGACGAAGTACCAGAATTTAAAGATTGGTGCGGCGAAACAGAAAACAAAGAAGCTTATAAAATAGCCCTTAAACTAAGAGGGTTAATTAAAAATAAAAGTGTTCATGCTTCTGGAATCTTACTCTCATATGATGAATTAGAGGATAGCTGCCCAGTAGAACTAACAAGCGATAAGTCTGTTGTTTCTTCTTTCGACATGAACTGGGTTTCTCTCTTTAATGTTAAGCTTGACATTCTCGGGCTTAGAAGTGTTTCTGTAGTAGACGATGTATGCAATCAGATAGGCATGAAAGTTGAGGGCATTGACCTTAACGACCCTGTCATATACAGACAGCTACAAGACCTAGAGGCACCTCACGGCTTGTTTCAAATCGAAGCCGATACGAACTATAGAGTTTGCCAAAAAGTTAAGCCCAAGAACCTAGAGGAGTTAAGCGCGGTGCTAGCTTTAGGAAGACCGGGAGCTTTAGCATTCGTTGACCAGTACGCTAGTTACGCTAACGACGATATCTACGAACCCATACACCCCCTGTTTGACGACATTCTTAAAAGCACAGGTGGTGTCGCTTTGTATCAAGAACAAATGATGCAGATGGCCCATAAAGTTGGCTTTACGTTAGACGAAGCCGAGATCCTTAGAAGGATCGTAGGCAAAAAGAAAGTCAAGGAGGTTAGACAGTGGAAAAAGAAGATCCGCAAGAAGGTTGATGAAAACAGACTTAGCGAGGAATGGACAGGAGGAAAAGGCAACATGGACGTAGGAGACGTTTTATGGAGCGTACTAGAGGACTCAGCTAACTATTCATTTAATAAGGCTCATTCTATTTGTTATGCTGCCCTAGCCGCCATCACAACTTACCTAAAATTTAAATACCCAAAAGAGTTCTTCCTGTCTCTTTTAAAGATGACCAAGCATGAACCAGATCCTCTATCAGAAATAAATAAAATACAAGTTGAGTTGGATCTATTTGATATAAAACTATTGCCGCCTCATATAACTAAGTCTAAAATGGATTTTTCTATTGAGGGAGAAAATATAAGATACGGACTGACATCAATAAAAGGCATATCAGATAAGACGATAGAAAAGCTGAACAATTTTAGAGCAGAGTTCTCAGACAAGTTTGAAGTCTTTCAAGCGGCCAGCGAAGCAAAAGTTGGCATAGGGGTTCTATCTGCATTAATACAAGCTGGAGCATTCGAAGGGTTCCCTCAATCAAGGAGTAAGATAGTATTAGAAGCGCAGCTTTGGAACGTGCTTACACAGAGGGAAAAAAGAATAGCTTATAAACTTGGAGGAAAGTTTGATTTTGATTTAATTAAAATTATTAAAAGTTTAGTAGATAAAGAAGATGAAGATGGAAAGATTTGTATAAGAGCCTCACGGTTTGAAACTATCAAAAAGAAGTATGCCCCTTACAAAGAAATTTATCAGCAGAATAGCAAGTCGGAAAGCTTAGCTAA